TGTTTCTAATACTGCTTATCCTGCATTGGTGTAACCCTAAGACCATTTTGTTGAAGCCAACAAAATGGTCTATTTCCAAGGAGTGGCCACCATGGCATATACAGCACAGCAATTAGTGACTCGTTCCTGGTTCTTATCAGGAATTGTGGCACGTAACCTGCAAGTACCAACAGGCGACCAAATATTTGATGGCCTGCAAATGCTGAACGATCTCCTTAATTTCAAGCAAATTGAAACAGATCTTATCCCTTATTGGCAGTACATAACCTTCACAGCAGTCCCAGGACAAGAGTTCTATTTTCTGCCTTATGTAGCAGCCATAGAAACATCAACGTTCAACCTTGGCGTAGTACGCTATCCTATGGTATCAACAAGCCGTACTAACTACTTTGGTTCATCTAGGGTCGACAATATACAGACGCTGCCCTTCTCGTGGAACTATGAACGTGGTGTCGGTGGTGGCACATTCGGCATGTATTTCCTGCCTGATACTACATACCCCATAAAGATGAAGGCCAAAATATTCTTGGTAGACGTGGATTTGCAGACTGATTTGCAGGACGTGACCCAGTCTTTTACTAATCCTTATAACGTGCCTTTTTATACGCCTTATGCGTTTATTAATAATGGGATTCAGGGATACGATACGGCCTATTTGGAGTATCTGAGGTATGCCCTTGCTCGCTATTATTGCAGCGAATATGGCGTGGAATTTAACCCACAATCTGAGCGTATATTTCAGTCTTATCAGCGTAAACTCATGTATGAAGGGCCACCTGATTTGTCTAATAAAAAGTTGTCTATATTGTATGCAAATAGTAATCCTGGGTTTAATTGGGGAGATGTAAATATTGGCCATGGCTACCGGCCTTGACCAATAAAATATTGATATAGGGTGGAAACCACAATATAATGTTCCTGAACTCACAGAACAGGAATTAGAAATGATAGTAAAAATTTGTAAAAAACATGGGAATTTAACTGAAGATCAGATTTGCAGAGAAAAAAGCAAACAAACAAAATCTGGTTATCAATTAAGATGCCTACAATGCAGAAGAGATAAAGATAGGACATATAAATTAAATAATCCTGACAAACACAAAGAAACCGCGAATAGAAAAAGAAATAAAGATAGAGAATTATTTAGAAAAGGATTATCTGATACGGAGGCAAGAGCGAACATTCTTGCAAGAGAGGACAGGAAAAATAATCCAGAAAAGTATTTAAAATGGTCTGAGGACTACAGGAAAAGGACTGGTCAAGCACGAAACACTAGAGAAGTATGCAGGCGGTTACATACTACCCCAGAACAATATTATAAAATGATGCAAGAACAAGATAATAAATGCGCAATTTGTAAATGTGAAGAAACAAGAAAATCTAGGACTAGTGGTAAAATTTGTGCGCTAGCTATAGACCATAATCATGATACAGGGAGAATTCGTGCTTTATTATGTCATTCCTGTAACACTGGAATAGGTAAATTTAAAGAAAATAAAGAGCTATTAAAAGCCGCTATAGAATATTTAGATTTACATGAAGATATAGAATAACCCATAGACCAAGGACGGCCATAATGGATACTGTAATACAGCTTTTCTGCAATAAGATATTTTTTGAGGATTGTCTTGAAGGCATGAGACGCATTCCTGATGGCTCTATTGATATGGTCTTGTGTGATATGCCTTATGGAACGACGGCATGTAAATGGGATATTGTGATTGATTGGAAAAAATGTGGAAAGAATTACAAAGGATAATTAAACCAAAAAAAGCTATTGTTTTATTTGGTGCCGAACCTTTTAGTAGCTATTTGCGTATGAGTAACATTAATAATTTTAAATATGACTGGATATGGATCAAATCTATTGCATTAGGTTTTACTAATGCGAAATTAAAGCCATTAAATAATTATGAAATAATCAGTATATTTTCCGAAGGAACAACAGCAAATCAAAGTCCTAGAAATATGCCATACAATCCACAAGGTTTAATTGAAATAAATAAAATTGTAGATGGTACAAAAAACCCAGGAGATAGTCACAAATTCCACAGAAATTCTTACAAGAAAGAACATTTACAAACGCATACAAATTACCCGAAAAGAACTTTAAATTTTCCTAATTCAAATCATGGTTCCTTACATCCAACACAAAAACCTGTTGCTATAATCGAATATCTAATCAAAACATACTCCAACGAAAACGACATCGTCCTGGATTTCTGTATGGGCTCAGGAACAACTGCAATCGCTGCTATTAACACAAATCGTAAATATATAGGCTTTGAAAACAACAAAGAATATTACGATCTAAGCCTTGAAAGAATAAAAACCCATGAGCAACAACTAAAAGAACCTACTAAAGAGGTGTCTTATGGATGAACACTACGCAGAACATGAAGTGAAGCTTAGAGTTTTTGACGACAAGTTCGCCATGCTAGAAGAAAAGTTCAACAGGCGCATGGATACGCTCAACTCCAAGATAAACATTATGATAGGCATTTGGGGTGCTTTGTTCACGTCTGCTATAATCCCAGTATTGCTACACCACTATAATTTGAATTAAAGGCTGACCAAGGACGGTTAACTAATGGTAAAACGTGGTCCTAATTTCAGAGAATTCCCTATAAACATTGTGGGTTCAAGCGTCTTTGGTAGATATCCCAAGATAAGCATAGAGAAGACCTACAATATGTTTATGTCTGATGCTTTTATGGTTCCCTATTCCGGCTATAACGTAGGCATTACTGCCGACCAGTTTAAAAACGCCCTTGAAGGTCGTGCCATATTTACAAGTACTAAGTTTAATGAGCTCGTCGTAGTAGAAGGTCCAAACGTATTTCTGGTGAATATTATCTACGACCAGACCCAACATAGGATTAGCTTTTTCCAAGTGTTCTTTATTGGGACGTTACAGACTTCCACGGGCGTTGTGTACATTGCCGAAAACAACAAGCCTCAGATTGGTATTTCAGACAATACGGCATTTTATGTCTATGACCCTACATTGTCGCCAGCTTTTCAGGCTATACCGCTTACATTCACACCAGGATATTTAACATACCATGACACGTATTTCATATTGGCAGCGTCCAATGATATGTCAACGTCACTGCTTTCAACGCCTGCTAATAATACATGGCACTTGTCTGCAACAGATGATGGTACAGTATGGCCAGATGCTAGTTCTAGTATTGGGTTTCTACAAACAAAGCCCGACAATGTCAAGGCTGTAGTGCGGTTTCCATCTAAAGGAAACATGATCTTTGTCATGGGTTCAATAGTCACGGAGGCATGGTTTGATACAAGCGCACAGTTGTTTCCATATCAGCGAAACAATCAGTTCAACATTGACTACGGTTGTCTGCAGCCCGCTACTGTGGCTTATATGGATGAGTTTGTTGTATGGTTGGCACAGAATGAGAAATCCGGCCCCGTCATACTGTACAGTGATGGTGGCATGCCTAAGAAGATTACGACGGACGGTATCGACTTTCTGTTTTCGACTCTTACAAAACCTGAGGATTCGCAGGCTTTCCTATACCGACAGGATGGACACCTTTTTTATCATATTAACTTCTATACTGACAATCTGTCTCTGTTCTATGACTTTACTAGGGAAAAGTTTTATCACGCATGCGATCAAAACCTGAACTACTTTATAGCCTCAGAGGTCGCCTTCTTTAAAAACCAGTATTATTTTGTATCTAAGAACAACGGAAACTTGTTTGTGTTTGACACTGATATCACCACATACCAAGACACAGACAACATGAACAACCTTATAACCCATGAGATCCCCAGAATCAGGACATGTGCAAATGTTAGGACTCCAGACCAGAACTATCAGGTATTTAACGACATCGGCTTTACAATTGAATCTGGTGAGACGAACTACCAACAACAAGACCTTGGCGAGATCATACTCATTACCCAAGATGCTCGACCCCTAATCACACAAGGTGGGCTGCCAGAACTTGTGACACAAGACCTAAGCCCACTCTTATCACAAGATGGCCTTATATTCGTACCACAACAGGTCTCACCTGACAATACAGCGCTTCTAATAGCCCAACAGAACGCCAACACAGGTTTTGGGAATTTATCGCTGCCACATGTGGATTTATCAATATCTACCGATGGCGGGGCTACATTTGGCAATGAGTGGGCTTACTACTTGCCACCAATTGGTGTGCGTAAGAACAGGCTTATGTGGTGGCAGCTAGGCATTGCGAATGATTTTGTCCCCCAGTTTAAGTTTTGGGGATTAGGCAGGTTTGTGGCCACTGATGGCCTTGTTAACACTAGGACATAATTATGGGAACAGCAAATCCTAACCAAATGCAGTCGATATTCCCAGACCTGCCACGGGAAATTCCGGTTATTGATGCAAAGACTGGCGATTTCATGCCGTTATGGTCACTAGGACTATCATCGCTTTTCCAGGCATTACAAGAGAACTATAAGAACGAGGGCATTATATTCCCAAGATTGTCGGCACAGAACATTGCCAACATACAGGCCATATACACTCCATTAATAGGTTCGCCGCTGCCTATCAACATACAGGACATTAGCGGTCAAACTGTATTCGATACCACTAATAGGGTTTCCAAGCAATTTGTAATAACTTATGACAGTGCAACGCCACCAAACATATTGGCAGCACAATGGAACATCTTAAGCTATCTGGTTTTAGGCTCAG